GCCTCGACAGGTCCAGAATCATTTACTGCTGCACAACACACTAGTTTTAAAATGTTTATGAAAACCTTTTATGATGTATTCCCAGGCGGGCAAGCATTCGGGCATATGGATACTGATCCACTCAATAAGATAGATCCAGGATTTAGTGTGACTGATTATGTACTTACTAATTTTAATAAGAGCAATGTTACAGAACCAACAGCTTCACCTTTAACTGTAGCACAACTACAAGCTTATACGGAACCAACAGCATGACAACAGATAATGATGAATTACCAGACCGCGCTTTAATATTCGGCAAACAAATCTACACCCAAGGTGTATTTCCAGTAGGATTTCAGGATCCTAGTGGAACATTTCCAAAAGTTGAATACGCATATAAATCAACTGTGAACAGAGCCGCTAGAAACCAAAAGCGTAATGATATTCTCACAAACGGTGGTATACCGACGTTGCCACAAAATGCTACGCCAACGCAAAAAAAGCTTCCACTATATCCATACAACCAAGTATTTGAAACTGCTGGTGGTCACATCTTAGAATTAGATGACACGATGGGTAATGAAAGAATATTAATTCGCCATCAGACCGGTGCAGGTATTGAGATTTCGCCAGACGGTACAGTAAAGATTAGTTCGGGTGGTGATACACATATCATGACTGGAGCAGATCAACACGTAGTCGTTGAAGGTAATGCACATATGACATATCAAGGTGATCTCAACGTTGATGTAGCAGGAGATTATAATCTAACGTGTGGTAATTTTAATCAATTAATTAACGGTGATAAGATACAACAGGTTGATGGTGCAAAGAGAGTTACAGTTGAAAAGAACTTTGGTGAAACTGTCAAAGGTGAATACTCTACTACTATTACTAAATCAAAAGCCGAAATGGTTCTTGGTGGAAGTACACAAGCTGTTAAAGGCGATATGGAGATTGCATGCGAAGGCAACCAAGGAATTTTTGCATCAGGAACTCAGCGTATTACTGCAGAAGTAGGACAACAACTTACATCAGATAATACAAATATTGTAGCTAATGATATATCGGTCTTTGGACATAAAGGAACGATCGGCGGAGAAGAGATGGTTATGTATGCTCATAATCTTCATGCAGGCCATACCCTTTGGGTTGGCGATGGTGAAGGCGGAGCTGGTACAATTAACGTTGATACAATAAGAGCATTACGGATTGATGTAACGGGTGATATAACAGCGACAAATAGTATGACTGCTCCAACATTTCATGGAGATTTAAATGGCACTGCAGCAACAGCGTTAAGCTCAAACGAAGCAGGCTTACACAGCGCTTCTTCTGGTGGATTTATTCCACACCCGGGTGCAAGCTTAGGATATACGACTAATATTCAAGATATTAATACCGAACCGCTTGCAGATGACTTAAAAGCTACGGCTTTGCCTACCGCAAGTGTGGCAAGTACATATACAAAAGGTAATTTTGGTATTCAGAAAGTCAAGATCGATCCGAATGATGCCATGCTAGAAGGATTAAACCGAGAGACTGCGACCGGTGGAGTTACTAAAAGAAAATTGACTGCCGAAGAAGTAAGATCAAAAATGAGAGAGAATCGAACTTTAAATAATACTGACTTCACTGCTACGCAGATTGCTGAAGGTAAATTAAGTGAAAAGTATTCATCGCCAAATCCAAGTAAGATAGGACGATCCGCAAGTAGTAGTCCTACTGTTGGAGAAAATTCTATTCCGTTTGATGGTAGCTAACTATGAGAAACGATTATTTTACTCCTAACCCTGGCCAAAAACAAATTATACCGGATTCTTTATTTAATCCGAACAATGCAAGAGTCATAACTGCAGGTACTAAACTTGCAAAAGGTATAACGATTGGAAAGTTTTTAGGCGGAACTGGTGAAAAAACAAACTTAAATCATATTCAATCTCAATCAGAAAGATTACAAATAGCTCGCAACTTATATCCTCAAGCCGTTGCTATGAACCGTATTAATACTTCTCTAGGTAAATTTGTAAACCATCGGCTTATCGTAATCGAGGGACTATATACAAAAGGGGCTAATGAACAGCTTACAGAGAACGGTTTAAACGACTTAGCAACAAAAGGTCGGGCTGTTGTATATCAGCTGATTGATGAAACCGGTACGCCTGATCATGCAATGATGTTTGACTTAGCAGTGTATTGGAAAGATACAATACTTTATGACAAACTAATATTAGATTATGATAGGTTTTCTCCTGATGGGCATTTAGAATGTCATGTGATTCTAACTATGCCACAAATACCACAAAATTTTAAAACAACATATAAAAAAGAATTATCAACGACGTTCAACGGTAATGTGCAAACAAACGGCGAACTTCTGGAAATTCTTGCGTGATAACATATAAATAGATTAAAATATTGGATCGACTATGGCACTTAGAGCTTTTGCACTTGAAGACGGTAATTTATCTACTGGAAGTTTAAACGCTTCCCGTGAAAGAAATTATTCTGATATCGATCTTACATTTAGTGCAAATCCTACGGGTGATGTATATAAGAAGACTGACGCAGCTGCGGTTAAGCAGTCTATTAAAAATCTTCTAATGACAGGATTTCACGAGAAACCATTTAACTCTGGTTTTGGCGGAGGTCTAGGCACATTATTATTTGAGCCAATTAATGAAGACACAGAGCCTGAAATAGAGCTAGCAATTAAACTGGCTGTACAAACATATGAACCACGTGCAATTATTAGAAAAGTAAATGTAACAGTTGATGAGCAGCAAAATGGAATACACGTCACGACTCGCTTCGCCATTCGTAATACTGGTGAAGACGTGGTAGTAGAAACGAACTTATCGAGGTTAAGATAATATGGCTACAACAGTACAAAATACTCAACTTGATTTTGACGCAGTTAAAAATAGTCTCAAAACCTTTTTTCAAGAAAAAGGTGAATTTGCAGATTTTGATTTTGAAGCCTCTGGTCTTTCTAATGTTCTTGATGTTCTTGCTTATAATACTCATTACAATGCACTAACTGCTAACTTTGCTTTGAACGAAGCATTCCTTACAACGGCACAATTAAGAAGTTCAGTAGTATCTCATGCCGCAACATTAGGTTATGTACCAAGATCTCGTATTGCATCACGAGCCACTGTGAATTTAAGTGTAAACCTATCAGGTGCTATCAATAGACCTTCGGCCGTCGTTCTCGAAGCAGGTAGTATTTTCACAGCTCCTGTTGGCGAAACAACATATACGTTTAGAACACTATCTGATATTACAGCAACAGATAACGGCGTTGGAGTATATAACTTTTTAAACAGTGATGGTACACGTGATATTTTAATATACGAAGGCTCTATGACAAGAAAAAGATTTATTGTCGGCGAGAAAGGTGAACGTCAGCTTTATGTAATTCAAGATAATTCTATTGATACAACGACTGCAGACGTACGAGTATATGATACGCCAAGCAGTTCAAATTATGTTAACTATGCTCCTGTTACAAATGCTGTTACAGTTAACTCAAATTCTCGTTACTTTCAAATATCAGAAGCACCAAATGGTTTTTACGAATTAAACTTTGGTGATGGCATATCTTTTGGTAAGGCCCCTGAATCAGGTCAAATGATTCAAGTGCAATATTTGAGTTGTCTTGGCGCTGCTGCTAATGGTGCTGCCGTGTTTTCCCCAGGAGACACTGTAACAGTTAATGGCATTCAATACCTACTACAAGTAACTACTATTTCTTCGGCTGGTGTCGGTGGTCCTAGACAATCTTTAGAATCAATACGATTAAATGCGCCAATTGCTTTTGCTGCACAACAAAGACTTGTTACTGCCGATGACTATAAAGCTGTGATACAAAGAAACTATCCAACAGTAACTGACTCTATTGCATGGGGTGGAGAGGATAACGTACCTGCAGATTACGGTAAAGTTTATTTGTCTCTTGTGTTTGAAAATGGTACAACCGAAAATCAAAAACAGGCTGTAAAAGATGCTATTGTTAGTGATGTGGCTTCTAATCTTTCCATTCTATCAATCGATACTGCATTTCAAGATCCAGTTACTACATTTTTAGAAATTATTTTGACATTTAACTTTGATCCAAGTTTGACAGGACAAACAATTAAAGCGACAGAGGGAAATGTATTTAACTCACTTGTAACTTATATTAATGAAGAATTAAAACAGTTTGGTGGTGTGTTTAGACGATCTGAGCTTTTAACTCGAATTGATGATATTAGTGAAGCAATTCTAAACTCTAAAGCTACTGTAAAGATGCAACAAAGATTTATACCTGATATGACTCAAAGCGCGACATATAACATGTACTTTCCTGTTGAAATTTCTTCGCCATCTACAACTGATAATATTATTACATCATCTACGTTTATTTTTAATAATAAAGTTTGTTCTATCAAGAATGCTTTGTCGTTAACTAAACTACAAATTGTAGATAATGTTGGTACAGTTGAAGTTGATAATATAGGATCTTATGATGCATTAAAAGGCACTGTAACATTAACCGGATTTAATCCATTCAGTATTACAGCAGGAGTTAACTTTCTGAAAATTTCTTGTACGCCTGCAAACCAAGCAACTATTCGACCCTTACGTAGTTATATTTTAGATATTGACGAAGGTCCATCGTTTGCTTCAGCACAAGTTGATAGACAAGATACTGATGTTGTTTTAGGCGGATCAGGTAATACAGGAACTGGTATTACTGTTAGTTATGGTACCGGCAGTGGCGGTGGAGCTGGCGGAGGCTATTAATGTCACATATCGCTGATTATAATCGGATAGTTCCTAACTTCAGAAACTATAGCGTTGCAGAAGTTTTACCGCAATACTTTAGAGAAGAATATCCTAATCTCATTGCTTTTATGGAAGCGTATTACGAATACGTAGACTCTGATGAATCAATTAGTGCAATACAAGATTTGTTTAGTGTATATGATATTGAAAGTACATCATTAGCCAATTTAGAATATATCTTTGGTACAATTGCTGATGGAGCTAACTCAACGTATTTTAGCGAACCGCGTGAAGTACTTCGCAACTTTGCTAATTTTTATAGAGTTAAAGGTACAAAGTATTCTGCCGAAGGTTTCTTTCGTGCATTCTTTGGTATTGATGTTGAGGTAGATTATCCGAAACAAAGAATATTTAAACTCAATCAGTCTCAGTCAACAATCGGTACTGAGTCATTGCATTTTATACAAGACGGTGCATTATATCAAATATTCTCAGTACTTGTTAAATCGGCTATTCCGCTCAATACGTGGAGAGATCTATATAAAAAGTTTGTACATCCGGCTGGATTCTTTTTAGGCGGTGAGGTTGTTCTAGAACTACCGTCTACAAACTCTGAACTCTTGGTTATGCCAGATAATATTGATGAACCGCCACCACCATTATTTGTTGAGGGTACGGCAAATTATGATATACCATTTGGATTAGTAGAGCCTATTGGTTATCTACCTGACGATGCAGATTCTGATAGCGTTATTGAACGTATTAGCTTAAAAGCAACAGTTGATCGGTTTAAAGATATGCCTGCTGATGTATTTGCTGCATCATATGGTAGAATTGACCAGGCAAAAGATATTAACTCGCCGACGATGGATGACTCGGCAAAAGACGCTGTATATGCATACGGTGTGAGAATGAGCAACGACATCGAAAGAATGGATAGAAATAGATGGTTCTATGATTCCGACGCTGGTAACCCAAGATATATGGCTCTTGGATATGTCGACTCAAATTACGTAGAACTTACTTAGAGGTAAAACATGGCAATCACATTAAGAAATTCTAAAGGGACGGCATTGACCCACGTCGAACTCGATGCCAACTTTACCACACTGCAAAATGCTGACTTAGATTCGGCAGCGGTTACGTCTATTGCGCAAGCTTTAGATAATGCGCAGGTTATTCCTTCACATATCAATACACTTGCTGGCGATTCAGATGTAGATTTTGGGTCTAAAAAAATCTATTATGCCAATATGTGGGATTCTGAAGGAGCTCTTCCAAATGCTACGACGTATCATGGTATGTTTGCTCACGTTCATGCAACCGGAGCAGGATACTTTGCTCATGGCGGAGCCTGGGTAAAGCTTGCTAATAACGCAGATCTTGGAACCGGTATTGACTCGGCCAAGACTATTGCGCTCATTGATAGTGCATACGTACAAGCAAGAGAAGGCATTGACAGTATCGGTGAATTATCTAACGTTAACATGTCTGGTATTGCAAACAACAAAATCCTTAAATGGGATTCAGGAACTCAACACTTTATTGTTGCTTCTGATGTAAGTGGCGGTGGAGGCGGTGGAGGTCTAGCATATGCAGACTTTAGTGTATCAGTCGCTGCAGCAGGTTCTGCTAACTTGGCATATAATAACGCAACAGGTGTGACTACTTACACTCCACCAGACTTATCAAGCTATTTACAAAGCTATACTGTAACTGAAAACGATGTAACGAACCATCAAGCTGCATTGTCAATTACTGAATCTCAAATAAGTAACTTACAGGCTTATCTAACAAGTGAAACATCTCATGCTGATGTACTTGTAGATGGAGACTTTGCAAGTGCAGGATTTATGAAAACTAATGGATCCGGAACATATTCGATAGACAATAGTACATACATTTCTCAGGGTCAATCGATTGATATGAACGGTACTGAGTTAATACTAGATCAAAATGGTAATACAAGTTTTCATGCAAGTACTGATGATCAGATCGATATTAAAATAGGTGGTACAGATGTAGGATATTTTAATTCTACCGGACTTGTTGTTGATAATATTACATCTCAGGCAACAGGTACTCCTACTCTCACTGCATCAACTGATATTAATATGGTCACAGGTGGCTCTGTTACAGTAAGTCAAAACAGTGGTGCAGGCGGTGGATTCAGGGTTGGTAGTATGACAACGTCACAGCGTAATGCATTGTCAGCATCTAATGGTGAAATCATTTATAATACTACTAACAGTCAAATGGAAATTTATGAGCATAGCGCATGGCATCCGATGACAAAAGGTTCTAATGTATTTAATGTCACAAGTAGCGGTTCTAGCGATTATGTTTTTAATGATCCAGAGAGTCATTGGTTTACTTCATCAACAAATGATCCTGTTCTCTATTTGCGTAGAGGCGAAACATATTACTTTGTTGTTAATGCTTCTGGCCATCCATTTCAAATTCGTGTAAGTAATGGTGGGTCTGCATATGCTGATGGTATAACAGGAAATACACAGGCCGTAGGAACGGTCGTATTTAAAGTTCCGATGGGTGCACCATCTACATTGTACTATCAATGTACTGCACACTCGGGTATGGGTAACACAATAAACATAGTGTGATAAAATGAGCGAAAAGTATTACGTACTAACAACATATACAAAGGAACAATTTGATGAAATAAGCGCAGAGCTTATAACATCTGATTCAACTCCGGAGACAATACCCGATCGATCAGTTGATTGTACTGATACGAAAGAACACAGCGATGTACGTGGTGAATTTTCATTAACAGAAGAAGAGTCAGCCGCTTTACAATCCGATGATCGTGTTAAAATAATTAATGAAAGTCCAAACAGATACCCTGAAACATATATGCCACCTCCTGATGAATTAAAAAATCAAATATGGGGAACGGCAAAAGATCGATGGGATACTGCATATAATAATTACCAAATGTGGACAGTAGGAAGTTCGTCTATTCAAGGTAATTTTAGTGGAGCTGAACCGACAGTTAATAGGACTACCGCGCTATACCGAATGCAAACAAAACAAAATCCGTGGAAGACTGCATCAACTAATGAAAACGTGGCTATAAGCTCTAAAGTACAACAACAAGGCGCAGGTGAAAATGTTGATGTCATATGTGCTGATAACGGTACATGGATCGCACATACAGAATTTATTAATAAAGGCGTAAACAATGCAGTAAATCCGGTTGATTATAAGTCAGGTAACGTTTTAAATCGAGCAGGATATTGTGACGTATTAGATGTTGTTCTTGACGGTCCATACTATATTGATCCTGACTGGTTCAATGCAGATACAAGTAGATTAGAAACACGATGGGATGGTACGGTTGTACCGACCGAAGCTGCAGCTCAAAGCTGGTGGAGAGATTCAACTCAGCGCAGTGCATCGTTTGCCGCATTTGGAAATATTCTTGTATCTACTGCTTATACTCGAGACAATGTACACGGGAGTCCGACAACGTTAGCATACGATGCAGATCATGGTACACAATGTGCTAGTTTAATATACGGTCGTACACACGGGTGGGCATACAACGCAAATAAGTGGCATCTAAACTTATATGGTAGTGGTTATAATGTAGGTAGTTTTGAAATCGGATTTGACGTACAAAAAATATTTCACACATATAAACCTAATAATCCTATCTTTGGCACAAAAGATCCTACCATTAGCTCAAACAGTTGGGGATTTAGATCATCTTCTAAAGGTGGATCTTATTACTACTTTAGAACAGATGGAGCTGCCTCTTATGGTGGAACATCAAACGAACCAAACTATATTAGTTGGTTAGGCGCAATGGGCGATGGCGGTCGTTGGAAAAGCGAGCATTACGATAACAGTACGACACAGGCTGGAGACGAATTAACTCAATCAGGTGTCATTATGGTAACTGCAGCTGGAAATAGCAATCAGCCACAATATAATCCTGATCATCCGAACTATGATAATCGTATATCAAATAACAATACAAACACTTTTTATCAAGATACGTTCAGTGAATTTGGTTATAACGTAACAGGATCAACTAATCGTAGAGGGTTTCCACAGCATATAGGAAAAACTGTAAGTGAAACATCATATGGAAATACTACGGTTAAATTTCCTGCAATCAACGTTGGTTGTTTAGATGATGATATGACAAATAGCTATGATCAAGATAGAAAAGTAAATTATAGTGATTGTGGAAATGCAATTGACTTTTTTGCTCCTGGAGATGGAACGTTAGCCGCATGTCCAGATGCATCTTATGGAGTTGATACAAGCAGAAGCGATGGAGAATACGCTGATTTAACTGCTATCTCTGCATGTAGAGATACAAGGTTTAGTGGTACAAGCGCTGCATGTCCTGTAGGCGCAGGTCTAATGGCCGTGGTTATGCAATTCAATAGAAGTTGGACATACGAGAATCTTCGTAATTGGATTGAGACAACCGTAGATGAACAACCGTCTTCTGATATGTACGAAGGAACTGAAGTTACAACAGCCGGTGGTAGTTGGTCAAGTGATTATAATGCATTACAAGGCGCTGATCGCAGAGTATTGTATGCTGCCACGATACCTATAAATACTCCATATCCTGCAGATTTTAAAATGGAAGGTCCTTTAGCGATAACCGCTGGACACTTCGATAAAGTAGTATAAATAGATAAAACGAATTAGAGGTAATAATGACTCGTCAGAACATAGCAAATGGTACGTATGCCAATGACGGAAGTGGTGATACATTACGTCAAGCGAGCCAGAAAATTAATGAAAATTTTGTCGAGCTTTATCAAAAACTCGGTGGAGATAGTAATACTTTAGTTGGAGCAATTGCTGTTGCAGCGGGTGGTTTACAGTTTGAAGGAACTACGGCAGATCTAAACGAAACAGTTTTAAGAGCTGTTGATCCTACGGCCGATCATGTTATTCATTTACCAAATGCCTCTGGTGAAATTTTACTTGATTCTGCCACACAAACATTATTGAATAAAACACTTACCAGCCCAACAGTAAGCGGCATAAAAGTTCAAGATAATGATGCATCGCACACATATAATTTTATAGCGGGTTCATTGACTGCGAATCATAATCTTAATATACCAACACTATCAGATAGTGATACACTTACTTTACTTGGTGCATCTCAAACATTAACAAATAAAACTCTTACAGCTCCTACAATGTCTCAACCTAAAGTTAGTGGTTATATTGGAGACGCTAACGGAGCTGAAATTTTTAGTATTACTGCAACAGGAAGTGCAGTTAATCATGTTGATGTACAAAACGCCGGTACTGGTTCAAATCCTGTTATGAGTGCAAGTGGAGACGATGCTGATGTTAATCTTAATTTAAGTGGTAAAGGAACAGGATCAGTAGAAATTGAAAAAGCAGCTTATTCTTCTGATGTGATTACGGCCACAGGAGCTGCTGATACTTCTAAATCATATATTGTCGGAAACTCTGGAACACCAATTTCGGTATCAGTGGCTAATGGTACGACAGTAGGAGAATATAAACTATTTACAAATAAGAACGCTGGTACTGCTACTATTACACCAGCCACCTTTGGACCAGGAACCAGCATTGCTTTAGCAAATAATCAAGGATGCACAATGATATGGGATGGAACAAGTTGGCAGTTGGTCAGTAACTTCGGCGGAACCGTGAGCTAGGGAATCTAAAATGGTTGCAATTATTACAGATAAATTTAAAAGACAAGTTCTTAACGATATTTTTACAAACGTTACAGATTCTGCGGCTACGTACTATATTGGTATTGGTAGATCACAAGACTGGAATGCTACGGACGCAGCTCCCACTCCTTTGAATACTGCAAAAGAAGAACGTGACTTTCGTTTAAATTTACAGGCTATGAAAAAAGGTGAAGATGTTTCATATGTGATTCCTAGATATAACTGGTCTTCTGGTACAATTTATGCTTCGTATGATGATCATGTTCAAGGTTATCCAACAAATGCATATTATGTTATGACAGATGAGTTAGCTGTTTACATGTGTTTACAGCAAGGTAAAGATGCTACAGGATCTTCTGTGACATCTACGGTTAAACCGACAGGCACTTCTTTAGATCCTATTTCAACAGCAGACGGTTACGTATGGAAATACCTATATGGACAAACTGCTTTGCGTTCGGTAAAGTTTACATCAGCTAATTATATTCCCGTACAGTTCGTTGACTCTGCCGGCGCTTCTGATCCTGCATTAGAGCAAGAACAAAAAACAATTCAGGATGCAGCCGTCAAAGGACAGATTACTAGTATTAAGGTAGATAACGGTGGAACAGGATATACGTCTGCTCCAACTATTACATTTACCGGTAACGGAACAAAAACTCCTGGCGCAACAGCTACTGTATATAACGGAACTATTGTAAAAGTTGAGATGAATGATTCTGGTACAGGAAAAGCTTATGGCGCTGGATACGATTATGCATCAGTTCTATTTTCTGGTGGCGGTGGAACAGGAGCACATGCTCGTGCTGTAGTATCAACACCGTTAGGAATAGGTGGAGATGCAAGAGACGATCTTCGCTCAAGCGCTATTATGTTTAATTCGAAGCTAATTGGCGACGAAACAAATGCGATGATTACAAGTAATGATTATAGGCAAGTAGGAATAATTAGAGATCCTAAAGTTGGTCCAGATTCTGCAGATTCAGATTTTGAAGGTCCTGCAGCAAACGTCTTAAATAAATTAAAGTTTGGTTCTATTGCTCAAAACTTTACCGAAGACAAAACAATTCTAGGATCCACATCTGCTGCAAAAGCATATATCGATAACGCAGATTCAAGCTATGTATGGTATCATCAGACTGATTCTACTGGCTTTGCTACATTTATCGAAGGCGAAACGATTACGGAGACTGATGGTAATGGTGAAGGCATCTTAGATTCAGCTTCGGTTGACGGTGATACATTGGCATATATAAAAGGTACAGTCGATCGATTGTCTGGTACAATATTGTACATCGATAATCGAGCTGCGATTGAAAGAGATCCCGCACAAACTGAAGACATAAAAGTAATAATTCAACTGTAGAGTGATTTAATGGCGACAAAATTTACGGAAAAAGTCTTTGCTGATACGTATAAAGACGATTATAGAGACAGTAATAACTATCATAGGATACTGTTTAATTCTGGCCGTGCTTTGCAGGCAAGAGAGCTAACTCAGTCTCAAACGATACAACAAAAAGAAATTGAAAGATTTGCCCGCAATATCTTTAAAGAAGGTGCATCAGTTAATCCTGGTGGACCAAGCCTTAATACTCGATATGAATTTATCAAGCTTGATACAACTACGAATAACTTGCCAACAGATACTTCTACTATTGTTGGAGATGAATTTACCGGGCAAAACTCTGCATTTAAAGCAAAAATTTTAGAAGTCGTTGCTGCGACTGCAAGTGATCCTGCAACAATATACGTTGCATATATCGATACCTTATCAGCTTCTTCATTTGCTTCTCCAAACACTATGGATCCAGGCGAAGACATTGTTGGTACGAATTCAGGTGTTACGTTAACTGTTCAAACCACAAGTACAACGGCAAATCCTGCTACCGGATTTGGTACAAGATTTTCGGTAGAAAAAGGTGATTTCTTTACACAAGGGCATTTTGTATTTTGTGAAAAACAATCTATCATACTAAGCAAATACGGTCAACAACCAGATGCAACTGTAGGATTTTTAGTAACACAAGACGTTGTTACTGCTGCAGACTCTGAGCTTCTGTATGATAACCAAGGCGCTACTCCAAATACTTCTGCTCCAGGTGCTGATCGTTATAGAATTAAAATGACGCTTACCACTCAGGATGATATAGATTCAGATCAAAACTTTGTTTACTACGCAAGAATAAGAAACGGCGTTGTATTTGATGTTGTAACTGGCGATGATGCATATGCGCGCGTTGAAGATAGAATGGCTAAGCGTACAGCAGATATTCAAGGTGATTTCTTTATCAATCCGTTTATTGTAAATTATGAAGACGATTCGAATGACGCAAATCTTATTGCAACAGTATCTGAAGGATTAGCATACGTATCAGGATATAGAATAGAAAAAACCTTTCCAACACGTTTACGTATTCCAAAAGCAAGAGATACTCAAACTAATAACAACGAAGTGGTAGCTGCATCTTACGGTAACTATATTACAGTTACAGATCTTAAAGGTTTGCCAAACGTTAACGTGTTTCAAAATAGAAACTTACGTTCTGCAGTAACCCACGGTGGTTCAACCATTGGTACATGTCGTATTCGTGCAGTAGAAGAAGACGGAGCATATTATAGATTTTATATCTTTGATGTCGTAATGAACGCAGGCCAATCGTTCGCGAATGTAAAATCTATTGGCGGTAGTTCTTTTGATTATGCCAACTTAGTTTTAGATAATGGTAGTGCGATACTAAGAGACGTTGGTAATAATAACTTATTCTTTAACTTGCCATTTGAACGACCAAAAACCTTATCTGATATATCATTAGAAGTATATCGTGCTTTTAATGCTTCACTCGATCCTTCTGGTGCTGCTACACTGACATTGACTGCTACCGGAGAAACGTTCGGTAGTGTCAATGACTGGATAGTTTCAGTTGATTCATCTGGTTCTGTCATTTCCCCAACAATTACAGGTGCTGGTACCCAGGCTGCGACAATTAGTGGTGGTCCAACAAGTTCTAACATTGAAATTATTGCAAAGGTAAACAAAGCTGCTGGTAGTGTACGTACAAAAACTCTTGTTGAAACCACGGTTGTACGAGCTATAGAATCTGATGGAACCGGTACTGCTTTTATAAGTTTACAAAAACCAGATTTATTTAAGTTAGATCGTCTGCGTGATTCGGATTCTGATGGTGCAGATTTAATTAATAATTTTATTGTTGATAACGGTCAGAGAGATAACTGGTATTCTCCTGCAAGATTAATTTTAAAAGGTGATAAACCAGCTCCAGGTGGACAAGTATTTGCAAGATTTAGATATTTCACACATGGTGCATCTGGTGAATTCTTTGCAGTTAACTCATATACTGGTCAGGTGGATTACAAAGACATTCCGGCTCATACATTAAACGACGGAAGTAAAGTATTCTTACACGACGTATTAGATTTTAGACCACGTAAAACCGATGGAGACTCAGACTTTACTGGTGGTACTGCTCGTATTAACGAACTACCAACCAATACTGATTTGATTACAACTGACGTTGAGTACTATCTTCCACGATACGATAAAATTGTACTTGATAAAGATGGTAACATTAAAGTGCTTCTTGGTACATCTGCTCTTGAACCACAGTTTCCGGTCAAGCCAGACGGGGATCTTTTACTTACAGATGTAAAATTACAAAGTTTTACAAAAAGTGACTCT